TGTTAGTTGGTCAAGGGTTAAAAATATACCACTTGTTAAACCAACTATTAAAAAGTATTTGTATAAGCACGTAAGATCAAGTTTTCTTAAAATAGATTTATCACAAGCTGCTATAGCTGTTTATTTACCTGTTCAACAATTTCAAAAACGTTCTGCTGCTGGTGTTTATTCAGCATCAAGGAGTTTAACCTAATGGCAATATTAAGAGGCGGCACAAGAATATTTGGTCAAGATATTAGAATAGGTATTCCTAGAGATAGATCGTTAGATGATGTAGAAAACGATCCAAGGTTTAGACAGAAACCAGGTGGCAATCCTGAAAGTACTATGGGTCGCTATCAATCAATGGTTAATGAAGCAGAAGGATTTGCTCGTAAGGCTAGATACTATGTAGAATTTTATTTACCAAAACCAGGTGGATTAGATTTAACAGGCATTGATGATACAGGTCAAGTTGGTATTAGTAATGCTAGTCAAGAATCAATTGCTTCATTTAGAAGTAATAATGAATTAAATGCTGTTCAAATGGCCAATGCTCGTAGAGTTCAAGCATTTTGTAAATCTATTAGTATGCCTGATAGAGATGTACAGATGAAAGAAATTAAACACCACGGTCCTGCTCGTAAATTTGCTTATGATTATAAATCAGCTCCAATTACAGCATCATTTTATACAGATAAATTTATGAGAGAAAGATCATACTTTGAATTGTGGCAACAATCAGCATTTAGCCAAGTTTCAAACAATTATAATTTTTATGACAATTATGTATCTGATATTAATATATTCCAATTAGGTAGTTTTGAAAGCAAAAATGAAAGAGATGATATGACGTATGCTGTAAAACTATTTGATTGTTATCCAAAAATTATTAGTACAGTAGATTATGCAGCTGACGGTAATGAAGTTCAAACTTTTTCAGTAACTTTTGAATTTAGATATTGGATTAATTATTTCCTTGATCGATCAGGCAATATTCAATTGGGTCAAGCAAACTTTAATGATGTTACAGTTAAGAGTAAATATGGTGCTTTTGGTTCATTAATAAATAAACTACCACCAGAATTAAGAAGAGCTGGTACACAAGTACTAGAAGGACTAAAAAGAAGAATACCTATTGGCGGAGTTACAGGTGGAAGAGTGTTTCCTCCTTTTGGCAATTTCCCTCCATTCGGTGTATAATTATTATAATATAAAAGGAGTAAATTATGTTACCTAAAGTTGAAGTGCCAACGTATGAGTTGACATTACCATCTACAGACAAAAAAATAAAGTATAGACCTTTTCTTGTAAAAGAAGAAAAAATACTTTTTATGGCATTAGAGTCTAAAGACAATAATGAAATGATAACCGCTATTAAAGAGATAATTAAATCTTGTACCTTTGATGGCATTAATACAGATACAACACCTCTATTTGATATAGAATATATATTTTTAAATATAAGAGCTAAATCAGTAGGTGAAGTTGCAAAATTTAAAGTTATATGTCCTGATGACGGCGTAACCTATACTGAGGTTGAAGTTGATATGACCAAAGTTGAAGTTCACGTTGATGATGAACATACAAACAAAATATTAATAGATCAAGATAAAAATTTAGGTTTAGTATTAACTTATCCTACATTGAATGTTTATAAATTGGGTGAAAATATGGAGAATGCTACTATTGAAACAATGTTTAATGTTTTAATAAATTGTATTGACCACGTTTTTCAAGGCGACAAAATATATTCATCAAAGGATTTTACTAAAGAAGAAATAAAAGAGTTTTTAGAAAATTTACCACAAGATAGTTTTTCTAAAATTAAAAAATTCTTTGATACAATGCCTAGACTGAAATCGGTTGTTGAAGTTATTAATCCTAAAACCAATGTAAAAAGTAACGTTACATTTACAGGATTAGCAGATTTTTTCGGATAAGCCTCTCCCATAATAGCCTAGAGGCCATATACGAAACTAATTTTGCATTAGTTCAACATCATAAATATTCATTAACTGAGATTGAAAGTATGATACCTTGGGAGCGTGATATTTACGTTCAAATGTTAATTAATTATATAAAAGAAGAAAACGATAGAAAAGCAAGGGAGAAACAATGAGCGTAGAGAATAAAGAAACAAGTTTTAATACTAAATGGCGTCCTGCTATGGGTTGGTTATATCTGGCCGTTTGTGCTTTTGATTTTGTTATATTTCCAATTCTATGGAATTTAGCACAAGCAACATATTTAAAACAAATAGTGTTTACACAATGGAATCCATTAACGTTACAAGGTGCTGGATTCTTTCATATTTGTATGGGTGCTGTATTAGGCATATCTGCTTACGGTAGAACACAAGAAAAGATTGAAACTAAAAAATTAGAAGCTAAAAGAGAAGAACAAATAGGTTAAGATGGCCATTATTAAAGACCCAAAAGATCCTCAAGGTTTGATGAGAGCGTTAGGGCCAGGAGCTATGGGTATGGGTTCGTCAGAAGAAAATCTTATTGGAGATGAACCAACAAGTAATTTAGATCCTTTTTTAAAAAAAAGTGATGAAGAAGGTGAATTTTTACAAATAGTAAAAGATCTTGCTAAAAAAAGAGGAGAAGATGTACCTATTTCTTTTTTAAATCATTTATTTGATGAATTAGGTCAAAGTTTAGAATTGTCGATTAAAAAAGAAATGTCGGCTTTTGCTAATGTTATATCACCAGAAATTCAAAATGAATTAATATCAATCACAAAATTGTTTACTATGGGTGAGGAAAAAGATAGAGATGAAGCCTATAGAAGATTGCAAAAATTTGTAGATAAATTAGGATTAGATTTAAGTAAATATAGTAAAGCAATTGGCGAAAACTTTGACAAATTAAAAGATTTCTATGACAAAAAACAATTACAATTAGAACAAGAACAATCACTTAAAAATGATAGGATAGATTTATTAAAAAAAGAACAGGTTAGATTAAAAGAACAAGGTGTTATTACTAAAGTTAATGAACAATATCAAAAATTAGAAATACTTACTAAAAAGGAACAAAGAATTGAAGAAAAAGTATTAAGAGAAGATGAAAAGAAATTTATTGAAAGAAAAGAAAGAATAATAAGAGAAGAAAAGGATTTATTAAAAAAACAATCATTGACAACGGAAGAGAAAGATAAAATAAGAGTAGGTAGAAGATATATTCAATCTGGCGAATCTTCATTAACAAATAGAGCTGAATCATTAGGTGTTGAAAGAAAAGAAGGAACAAAACTTGGAAGATTTGCTAGAGGTACAGGTGCTTTTATTAGAGGAGAAACTGGCCCATCAGCTGTTAGAAATGTAATGGGTGGTATATATCAAGGATTACCAACAACACAGCTAAAACAATCAATTGAAATGATAAATGAAAGTTTATTAGGAATACCAGGTAAAGTATTAGGTCCATTAAATACATCAGTTAAGAAAATAGGCAGTGTAGTATCTGATAAAATGAAAGATTTATTTACTACTGCTTTTGATCCATTAAAAACTAAGATTACAAAAGAATTGATACCAGCATTAGGTAGAATGAGTGGTGGTTTATTGAGAGGTGCTGCTGGACTTTTAGCAAGCCCTGCAGTTTTAGGCATTGGAGCTGCTGCTGCTGCTGGTGGTGCTTTAGCATATGGTAGAAGAAAATTAATAGACAAAAGATCAGAATTAATTGAGAAATTAAACGTTATTGACGAAGAAAAAAAATCAAACCTAGTTAATGAAGATGAAAAAATTAAACCTATGATGGAAAAAAATCAATTTCAGGAATCTTTAATTAAGAGTAGTAGAGAAGGAACATTACCTAAAGTTTCAGATTTATCAAATTTAAATACTAGTATTGGATCAGATAGTAAAAAGGCACCTTTTGTTTATACTAACGCTCCTCAAAATATAGTTAATCAAACAAATCAATCAACTACAGTAACAATTGATGTTAATAATCCAGACAAGACTTTTAATATAATTAATGTTTAAATGTGGTGGCCATTTCTGGCCACCATCAAAGTATTAGTAGAGAGAGATCCTACTCGTCATCTGCCAATTTACTAAAGTAAGATAACGTATCGTCATCATCACTAGCAGCTGGAGTGGGTTTACCATTACTTTTTACTGTACCGTTTGATTTAGCTGGAGGGAGTTCAGCGTTCTCAACAGTGCCAGTACTTCTAGTTCCCGTAATTACCCTATTCAGTTTCTCTTTGAGTTCATCATAGGTCTTAAAATTACTAGGGGCCAAGAAAGGCGTTAGAGCATATTGTTTTGCCCAAATAGCTTTGATCTTATCATCACTATCGGCAATCTGAGTAACAGGCTCAAATTCAGACTTGTCATAATTCCAATAACCATCCACTTTTCTGATTTTCAGTTTAAAGTTAGCACCTTTCCAAAAATCAAATGGATTGATTGGTTGTTCATCAGCAAATGCTGGTTGCATCGCTTCTGTTAACTTATCAAATATTTTTTTACCATATTTAAATATGAATATTTTACCTTCATTTTCTGGATGAGCAGGATCACTTACAACTAATATGTTAGAGAAGTAAGATAGTTTTCTTTTTCTTTTTCTTGCTATCTCTTTATCAGATTCAACACCTGAATTCCATAGTCTAGTATTTTCTTCACTAACAGGATCTTTTTGATTTAAAGTTGTTAATGAGTTCTCAATATACCAACCACCTTTATCTTGGAAAGCGTGTGACCAAACTCTTACCCACGGCATTTCCTCTTTTTCGGATGCTGGTAGAAAACGAAGTACGGCATAACCACTACCAGTTTTATCTAGCTCAGGTTTCCATATTCTGTCGTCAGCGTATTTGTCTTTTGATTGTTTATTAATATCCTCAGGATTGAGGTTAGCTTCTAATGCTTTGGTAAGTTTATCAAAGTTAGAATGACTAGTTTTTAATGTATTAAAGTCCATTGTATTTTCTCCATTGTATTTGTATTTTTGTATTTGTATATGTACTGTATAATCGTACTATTATATTTATACATCCTTCTACTATAACACTATTTTAGATGTTTGTCAAGCAAATTTTCGTATGTTATATAATGTATGTTTTTTATTTCGTTCCACTCATATATTTTGGTATTAACTCTATCTTCACCTTTCATATTGGTATTTACTTTATAGAAGTTTATATGTGGGTTTTGTGTAAATAATTGTTTCCATTGTGTTACCCAATTAACACTAGGTGTTGGACCGTGTTCTGGTACTACATAATACTTTGTGCCTTTGTATAAATTGTTTACCTTACCTGTTGTGCTATTTAAATCGTGTCCTATCAAATAAACTTCCGTAGGACTATCTTTTTTAACAGCAATATAACCTGATGTAGGACCTGCTGCCCATCCAAGGTCTCTATTGTTAGGCATAATATCCATTAAATTATTTGTCTTATCATCATCACGTACCCAACTAACACACAATACGTTTTGACTAATCCTTCTTTGAAATTTATCTTTATTTTGTTTTAGTATAGTAACTAGGCCAGATAGATTGGCACCGTGCATTACAAATTCTTTTTCATCAGTTCTCTTATTTTCATTTTTGATATGCCACTTATTTAATTCTTCTATATCAATTTTAGATAGGCCAGCATATACCATACTCTCGTACATATGATCTGGTACTGTAGTCCAATCTCTAAACCAAGTTTCGTTCTTGTAACAATAACCACTTTGATATATCTCGTGCATTATACCGTGGTCAACGGATACTAATACATCTGGTGTATATTGTCTATA